CTCACGTTCTATATGATGACGATTTTGCTAGAAAGGTTCTTCCTTTTCTTAAGGATGAGTATTTTCAGGAATCTGGCGATAAGCTGGTATTTTCTGAAATCAATAACTTCATGATTTCGTACAACTCCCTACCAACTCGCGAAGCTCTTCAGATAGAGCTCTCAAAGAGAATCGGGCTTGGTGAGATAGAGTTTGCAAATGCAGTGAAGATGATCGATGGTCTGACTAAGCCAGATCCTGTAGATAAGGATTGGCTTATACAGAATACTGAAACTTTCTGTCAAGACCGTGCGATCTATAATGCGATCATGGAAAGCATTAAGATTCTTGATGGTAAGGACAAGGGTCTGGATAAGAACGCTATCCCAAGTGTCTTGACAGACGCATTGGCTATTTCTTTCGACTCTCATATTGGTCATGATTTTCTTGAAGATTCTGATATTCGATATGATTTTTATCATCGCGTTGAGGAGAAGATTCCGTTTGATATTGAATTCTTTAACAAGATAACGCGAGGTGGTCTTTCGAGAAAATCACTGAACATCATTATGGCGGGAACGGGGGCTGGAAAATCTCTTGCCATGTGCCATATGGCAGCCGCGAATATGGTTCTCGGTAAGAATGTTCTGTATATCACCTTAGAGATGGCGGAAGAAAAGATCGCCGAAAGAATTGACGCAAATCTTCTAAACACACCAATTGATCAGTTGATTCTATTAGCGAAGGATGCGTACGACGCTAAAGTGGATCGGATGCGTGCGAGAACTTCTGGCAAACTTATTATCAAGGAATATCCCACAGCTTCCGCGCATGTTGGGCACTTTCGTCATTTGATTAATGAGCTAAATCTGAAGCGTTCGTTCAAGCCAGACATCATCTATATCGATTACCTTAATATCTGCATGTCTTCTCGGATTAAGCAAGGTTCGAACGTGAATAGCTATTCTTACATCAAAGCCATTGCTGAAGAGATTCGTGGTCTTGCTGTCGAGAAAAATGTTCCGATCGTTTCGGCTACGCAAACAACTAGATCTGGATTTTGTTTGGCGTTGGACTCTGCAGTGATTGTTGATGGAAATCCTATTGAAATTTCTAAGGTGAAGGTGGGGGATAATATTCTTTCCGATACTGGATATAATGTTGTAACCAAAGTTTTTCCGATATCTAAAAGAACAATGTTTAAGATTAAAACTGAATCGGGAAAAGAAATCATTTGTAGTCAGGAACATGTGTTTCCAACCACAAAGGGAGACTCTTCCTTAAACTTTGGGATGGTTGTTGGGGATATGTTGTTGATTCGAAAATAGTTTATAGTTTACGCTTATGCCGACTCGGCAATTACAACATAAGACTAAATAACTCTGTTGGGTCTTTCTCAGAAAGAAAATATCATGAAGCCAGATAAGATTGTTAGCATTACGAAAATCGGAGAATTGGAATCTATCGACATAGAGGTTTCTGGAAATCATTACTTTTATGCGAATGATATCCTGACACATAATTCTAATTCAGATCCGGGTCTTGAGGATACATCAGAATCATTTGGTCTTCCAGCTACTGCGGATTTTATGATTGCACTTATTTCTACCGAGGAACTTCAAGATCTAGATCAGATTATGATTAAGCAGCTGAAAAATAGGTATGCGGATCCTGCCATCAATCGACGTTTCGTTGTTGGCATCGATAAACCAAAGATGCGTTTGTATGATTTAGACGAATCTGCACAGAAGGGTGTCATGAACGAAGATAAACCGCTAATGGATAGTACAGGATTTGGACAAAGAGCAAAGGAAGATGATAGTATGAAATGGACTACTAAGAAAATGGGTCGAAAAGATTTCTCGGGGCTTAAGGTATAAAAATATGTCTAAGACTTGGAAGAGCAAGGGTTGCCGCGAATGGAATGACTATGATGATTCCGCGGAAAATTCTCGAAGAATCGAAGAAAACAAGAAACGTAGACAAATCGCCACCCGTCGCAAACAAACATTCGATATGGTTGAAGAAGAAAGAGAGAAAATGCCATTCTATAATAAAATGTAGGAGATATAGATAAAAACTATCACTTCAATTTCTGTATCTGGCGGCACGCCAGAAATACGCCGAATCGTTAAACACGCATCCGATTGGATGATCGAACAAGAATTGGGAGCACGATTAGCCGATGCTATATTCGTAAAGATCAATCTAGTCTCAAATCTCGCGAAAGATGAAGGTATTCTTGGAGACTGCACCTGGACAGACAATAACCGAAATCCTCGCGAGTTCGAAATCCGGATAGATGTTGATCAGACTCCATACATAAGAATGCGCACCCTATCTCACGAAATTATCCATTTAAGACAATATGCAAAGAATCAGCTTTTCGATTATGTGAAGTTTGGATTTTCTCGCTTCAATGGCGTTCGTGTAAACTTTTCTAATATGAATGAACTGGAACAGCCGTGGGAAGTGGAAGCAGACTCAAAAGAGATTCAGTTGTTGCTTTATTGGGTAGAAACAACCGAAAGTCACCACTTAATAAAGAAAAGACATGACAATAAATCTAGATGCAATTTGGGAAACGTGGAGAAAGGATGTGATGTCAGAAGAAATCGCAGAAGGGTGGAAAAAGCATAGCCTTGAATTGGACTTGTATGCGTGTCAAGTTATAGGTAAAAAGGTTCGTGTCAGTGCACTATATTCTCAAAACTTATATGCTGCATTGTGCAACATTATGTGGGAGAAGACTAGTTTATGGACGTCTGAGCCGCAGCCGTGGGGTTGTTCTTGGATATCTAGTGGCGCCATTGTTGCGAATATTCGCATGCAAGGCGACTATTTGGATTGGTATTGCACCACCGGGATAGATTCCCGAGAAACCTCACCGGGATTCGTTAGAGAAGGTGTCGTCACGGATGAAATCAGAAAGGACTTAAGTGAGATCGGCTGGCAACCTCTAAATAGTCCGACGAATATCTCTGAATAATAAGGATTTGATAATAATGGCATCTACGACACTTGAATCGTACTACACGGCAGCGCCTGATAGTTATAACATAAATGGCATTATTCACGTTGGTGCCAATGATGCCGGAGAATTTAATTTCTACGATAGGCTCCCTGGTCCGAAATTGTATTTCGAGCCGATTCCAAATGTGGCGCAGAAGATTAAGAACAAAATTGGTGATAAGGTGCGGCGCACGGATCGCCCCGTCACTGTCGAAGTTCTTGCCTGTGGTTCGCAAAACCTAGATGAAATTACACTACATGTTTCTTCTAATGCTGGAAACTCAAGCTCTATTCTAGATGGCAGAAACTCTGGTCATTTTGCAAGATTTGGAATTGCGACTGAATCAGACATTCAAGTCAAGATGGTTCGCCTCGACACATATATGGAAACTCATCTACAATATCTCGAGAGACTCGGCGCGCATTCGCCGCCATACAATACGCTGGTGATCGACACCGAAGGTTATGACTTGGAGGTTCTCAAGGGTGCGGAAATCACTCTTAAGAGCATAAACTATCTCATGGTCGAAAGTTGGGCTGACAACTTCTTCATCGGCGCACCAACTTTCGACGAACAGAACAGCTGGATATTGGCTCACGGATTTGAGCTGGTAAAGAGCGACTGGTTTGGTGGAAACAATCCGAGCTTCGGAAATCAGGTCTATAGGCGAGCCTTGGTTTTAGCCAACCCGTTGTAATAGCTTGTTAATTTAGTGCTTGCCTCTAGGTTGATAAAGCGGTATAATACTCTCACGATATGAAAACAGAGACAAAGGTAGATAAGTTGTTATACTTTGACGACAATGAAATGGCGGAAACTGCTAAGGTGGTTTTGCAGATCAATCCTCATACGAAGGGATACACTCTCGATGAGTTCGTGGAGCGTATGAAGAATATCGCGTACGAGGCTCTCAGCCCGAAATCTGGGTACGTCTCGACCTATGGGTTCGTTTTGACCTTTTTCGAGAATGATCTATGCCAGACGCGAGTGAAGCCTTCGGTTTCTGCGTCCGCCCTGGCTTCGTATCTTCTTGAAAATTCCTCTGCGTCAGAGGCTTAATTATGATTCGTCTTGTCGCTGGGGTGCTTGTGCTGATTGTTAGCGTCGGATCCATTGAAATATCCGAGTTTTTTCCCATGAGCGATGATGAATATACCGTATGGCTCTGTCT